CGGGCCGTCGAAAGGACCGATGGCCGTGCTTCCCACACCGGCACACAGTCCTTCGATAATCAGAAGTTCTGCCTCCAGCGTTGCCACTGCCGCCGCGGGCATATACACCAGCGGGAAGTTCAGCGCGGCCGAAACGATGTTTCCCGATCCATCGGCGAATGCCGTTCCCAACAATCCCGCCTGGTTGGCCGTGTACGTATAGATACCATCGAGGATCTGATAATGTGCGTTCCCGTCCCATACAAGGGACGCGCCGTTGGTGTTCGTCCAGCGGGTGTAGCCATAGCCCATGCCGGACGGCGTGTAGATCCCCAGCACGGCTGCTTGCGGGCTGCCGGCCAGGCTCGTCACGGTGACGGTCGGCGACAACGCCGCTACTTCGGCCGCGGTGGCCAGCCCCGCCTGGCTGAAGTCCGCCTGGCTGCTGAAGACGTTGACGGCTGCGGTAAGTCCTTCGCCGGTAGCAAAGCTGGCGCCGCCAATCACCGTGTCGCGGACGAAGTTCGTGATGGTGCCGGCGTTGCTTACCAACGGCGCGCCGGTCGGATAACTGCCACCGCGGATGATGAGGTTCGTAATCGCACCCTTCCACGCGAGTGACGGCGCGACCGTGCCCGGCTGAGTACAAACGCAGTCTTCAAGGATGAGCGTTTGGAGAATTGCGCCACCCGGAAACGAGTAGTCCTGGAAAATGTTATTGCCGCTCGTGCCCGTCAGCTTGCAGCCCTTGAGGTGAATTGTGCCGCCCAGACAGTTGGGCGTGCTGAGAATCAAAACTGGAATATCAGCGGCTTGGGCGTTGAGGGCGTCAATGGTGATGTTCACCACGTCGCCCGCGCTGAAGTAGGTAGTGAACGCGTACGTATTCGCCCAATCGCACTCGCCCCAGTTCAAGGCGATGGGGGCGATGGGTTGAGCAGTATCCGTCTGCATATTACCCGTCTGCATATTACCCAGACGGATGTAAGCGTTCCTGATCGGCCCCCAGATGTGCAATGCGTCCTCGTAACTGTCGAAACTATCGCAGTCCAGAACTTCCAAGTCACTGATGTTTCCGAATAAATAGCTGAATTGATTTGCCCCGCTGACTGTAACTTCTTCCAGGCGAACGTGCGTCGCGCCGATGATAGTGACTGCGGCCGGAACCGTCCCGTAAACACCGCTGCCCGAGATGCCCAGTTTGCGGATTACAATGTCCTGGTCGATGATGGTCGGCTGCACGACAGGCACGACCGTGAAACTCGGGGAGCCGGTGTAGCCATCTGAGGGTGTGAAAGGACCAGTGATCGAACTGCCAGTGAACGCCACCGTGGGTCCAGCGATATTAGTATTATCGGTGATGCTGTAAACGCCGGCAGCCAATGCCATCGACCAAACGTAGTCCGTTGTCCCCCACAAGGTCGTTGCCCCGTCATGAATTGCCGGAGAGACAGGGAACAACACACCCTCCAAACTGTATGGTCCGCCGGTCGTTGGCTGCGTCTCGCAGTACTGGTAGACGAAGCCAGGCTGCGTCGGATAAGCGCCGGCGATATGCGCGTTTTGGAGGAACACGTCCGTGGGCAGGATCAGCCGGGGGGTCCGGTCGATGGCCTCGATTTCGACGCCGCTGTAAACGAGAGGGTTTGAGGCGCAATAGTGTTTTCCGTCCCAGACGATCTTGCCCCCGCCCGCTGCCGCTAAAGCTGCCATCGCGGCATTGAGAACGCTGCTATCGTCCGTAGCTCCGTCGTTGTGAATGCCGGGGAGTTGGGACGTCCGCACGGTCCCGTCGCTGGCGAACGCGACTTCCGGGGTGAGATCTCCGCTGACCAGGCCGCCGGATGCTCCGCTGCCGGTCGTGATCGTGACGTAGCCCGCCGCGTCGCCGTAGATGGCGGGCTCGTACTGGAGAAGGACGAGGCCCGGATTCGTTTTCAGTACCGTGACGGTGGCATGGGCGGAGACGTCGGCGCCGGCCAGGTTCACCAGTTGCGTGACGGCGGCCGTGGCGCCGGTGCCGATGTTGGCGGGCGTGCCAAGGTTTGCGCTCTGCTTGATGGCCAGGAACTTATTCATTTGCCGCGCCTCCGGAATCTGCGGACCGCATAAGCGCCCGCGGCGAGGCTGCCCATCGCGGCCATTGCGTACCAGTGCGGCCAGTAGGTGCCCGCCACGCCATGTATCGTGTTGCCGGCCACGAGCTGCGATCCGGCGATCGATAGCGTGCCCGTGGCGCCGGCATAGCTGGCCGATGAAAACGTGACCCCGCTCCACACGTCGCCAGGGCCCGCGTTGCCCGTGGCGGCCGATGCCGATAGCGTGCCCGCCAGCGCCAACGCCGGCCCCCAGGACGTGCCGTAACTCACGACGCCGGGGTTGAGCTCCGTGACGTCGTACGTGCCGCTGCCGCTGAAGCCCAGCAATGCCGTGCTGATCGTGTTGGACCCGGCCGAGACGTTCAGCGTGCCGCCGCTCGTGTAGCCCGTGCTGCCGCAGGAAAGGTTCAGTGTGCCGCCCGTGACACTGCCGGTTCCGCTGCTTGTCTGCCCGAGGAAGTTCACAACTTCGCCAGTACTGCCGCCTGTCGGCGCGGGGATGAAGCAGGCACTTATTGCAGCAGGGTAGTTGGAGCCGGTGATACCACTCCACACCGGATTTTGCGCCGCTGTGCTGCTGCCCAATGCCATGTAGGCTGCTCCGCTGGTATAGTTCGTATTCGTAGACGAAGAATATGCCGCGGTGCTCGACAGCGTAAACGACGAGGTCGGCGAGATGCTTGTGGACTCGTATGCCGCGGCCCCTGTGATGAACAATGCTCCGGTGCCGCTGGGTGTGATGGAGCCGGGTTGAATCGAGGCCGTCAACGTCGTGCTGTTTTGCCAGCCGGTCGCCGTTTGCAGGACCGGAGTATAATTTTTGAATACCATCACGTTGAGATACGCGAGGCCGCTTAAGCCGGTTAGGGTGAAGGTGTGCCCCGTGCCGACATTCAGAATGCCCCCGTTCACTGCGGCACTGGTCCAGGCGATGTTGGCACCCGGGAAATACACCCCCGTGTTGGATCCAACGATCGGCAGTATGTTCCAGACATTGCTGTAGGAATCACTGATAGCCGGCTTGGTCCCGTGCAAAATATCAACAAACACCACGGCGATGAAGGTTGCGCCGGTAGTGTTGGTGCCGGCGGTGGTGAGCGTGCCCGTATTGCCGACCGTTGTCGATATTGATAAAATTGTCTGTCCCCGTGCCGTGCCGGCGGCCAGCAGGCAGAGGGCGAGGATGAGGGTGCGGAGTTTCATAGCTTGCAGCCTCCCTTCGCCATCTGAACGGTGTGCTCGTGCTCAATAGTGCCGATCCTCCTGCCGTGATCTTCCAGAGTGCGTCCGTGCTCGTCCAGTTTGGCGTTGATCGTGGCGATATGCGGACTCTTGCCCTGGGCGATGTCCTGAACCCAAATCCGCGTGTCGGCTACGGTCGTTTTGACTTCTGCCAGCGATTCTTTGATAACGCCGTGATTCTCGGCCTGTTTCGTCTCGATCTTGCCGAAGTTTTCCGTCATGTCGGCCTTGATCTTGCCGACGGAGCGAATTGATCCCAGATAGGAACCAAGACCGGCCAGGACCACCATTGTGATGATGGTTGCTCCGCCGACAATCCAGGTCGCAAATGCAGTAGGATCTATCAAAATAACGGTTCCTTTCAATTCTTTCTCCGTTCCTGCCGGGGTTAGTGGATCATCGGCCCATTGCCGTGGTTGAACGTCACGATGGGGTGGCCCATGAAGGCCAGGATCACACCGATGAGCACCAGCACGGCCAGGATCATAAGGCCGATCTTGGCAAACTTGCCGAACGGGGCAAGGACAGTGAACTGGCTGCTTACATAGTCGATGAGCCAGAATAGCAGACCAAAGATTAGGCCGCACCCCAGCATGTACAAAACGAACATCACAACTCCCTCGATGCTGAACATTTCCGCCTTCTTTCTACTTAGTCAGTTCTCTTACCTGAATAACAGTCATGTAGCCGATCCTGCAGACCATTGGCAATCCACGGCGGTAGACGATCACTCGTGGTATCGGTTCACCATTGCAGAACCCATCCACATAGGGCTTGTCAACGTTGATGGCAACGTATCGCACGTCGCTGTCTCGCAGGCACTTGACGCACCTCGGGCAGACCATCGCCTGACAGGCAGGGCACCACGAGGCATGGACCACGACGACCATCGGCCGTCCGGCCTGCCAATCGGCGTAGCCTTGCTCATAGGTTATCTCGCCACCGTGACATTGCTGCAAGACTAGGAATGTAACTATCGCTAGTAGTAGCGTTTTCATGCTTGCCCCGCTACGTCGTTGACAACTTGTACGAAACTATTCCAATAGGAATTGAACGTGTTACGGATCCACGGACGCTGTACAACCGGCCCGGTCCCCTTGTCGGGTCCAATCGTCGGGTAGCGGATGCCCATTTCGTGACCAGTCATGTAACCCGGCAACGTGCGGAATCCGCCGCGTGTATCGTTCTCCGGCGAGTCGCCGCCGATACGTACACGGATGATTCCCTTGGTGTCATCCCGTTCGATGATCTGATAACCTATCGACCGTGCCCCTTCTCCGCTGCGTGATTGCAACCGAATCCGTATCTTCCGTCCGCCGCTCCATTCTGCTGGATTCCGTTCCCACCTTCCGCCGCGTCTCGTTTCCCGTAGATACATCATGGGGCTAACCGTGCCCGAGATGCTCTGACCCGGCAAGCCACTCGATACCGAAGCCTGAAGAAGCTGCACCATGTATCCGCAACCGGCGTGTACGCCAGCTTCAAGGGCGTTCATGGCGGCCTCGCGGGCGGCTGCTTCAAGAGTGGAAGGGTCAAAGGTCATTTACGGCCTTTCTTCTTGGCTGTTTCGCCTTGCGGAAACTGTGGCTGTGGCAACGGCGGCGGTCCCGACGTTCCGCCGTTGAAGTATTCAATTCCCTCGGTGATTTCCACGCAGATAGCACACGGCAATCTATCTATGCGTTCCGCATCGTAATAATTCATAATACGATAACGATTTTGCTCAAGGTCAAGCAACCTGTAGTCGGCGGCTGCTATGTCGATCGGTAACTGCTCTTGGAAGATCGCCCGGATCGTTTCTCTCGACCATTCCGCCGTGAACCGTATCATAGCGTCCGTGCTACTCGGCTGTAACCGGCAAGTGACTTGATCGGCTTCTGTGGGTACTGTCTGCCCGCTGACGTATCCTACCCAATTCGGTTTCGCTTCGTTCGCCCGCCCCTTGCCATAGATGGGAGATTTCAGGATCGTAACCGTGTTCAAGGCTCCGGTGATGATCGACAGGTTGCGACAGTGACACTCGTAAGTCTCAACCTGGTTCTTGTATCGTACTGCGATGATCGTCCAGTACACACCGTCGCTTGCCGTTACCAACACCGATCCGAGAGGCGGCTTTGCCGACTGCGAAGCGGGCCATATTTTCAGCGAGTCTTGCTGAACGACCTGCCCTGCCGCCGGTTCCATTTCTCTGGTGTCTACCGGCTCGTCAAGAATAGCCGTTATCGTCTTGTCCGCTTGCCCCTCGATCTTCAATACGCCACTATCAAGGCCAATGACGACCGTTTGCAGGTCGTTGGGAATCTCGGCAAGTAGTGCATCGTAGTAGGTCATAGCCCGCGCGATACCCGTTCCCACGGTTGGTTTTTCAGGAGTTGCCGCTGAGTTGTCTCAATGGATGCGTCAAACCAATCCATCAACTGCTTGAAATTAAAACGATGGCCATGCACGTCGTAGTCGGGCTTCGGACCAGCTTGGACGATTGACAGTTTCAGGCTTATGAGGCTGGCGAGAGTTTGCGCGAGGTCGCCGGTCATGGCCGGGAAGTTGATAACGTAAGGCTGCCCGCCGTAGTTGGGGTCATTGGGGTTCAGCGGGCTTGGTGCCGGTCCTACGCTCACGGGTGTCTTCCTTTATAGGACGCCCGGCAGGGTGAAAGTGTTGAGGAAAGCCCCTGCCGGGCGTACCGTAGCGTGGCCTACGACTGCTGGGGAAGGAAATTCAAGAGCGCGGCTTGACTGCAAAAATTCTGCCGCGCGATCTTGCGGGGGTTGTGCCACGCCCAGATGCCGCGGTAGTCGCTTCTCCACCGGAAGGCGATGCCCTGGCTGAACTCGGCTTCGCTGTTGGCCGGTGCCTGAATGACCTTGATGGCCCAGTTCTGGTTGAACATGAGCGATTCCTTCAGGTTGCCGTGCCACCACACGTAATCCGCCATGACTCCGTTGGCGGTCGTTCCGGGGATGCTGGCCGTTTGCACGGGGGTCGTGTCGCCGTACAAGCCGCTGACGATCATGCGTTGCCGCAAGAGCTTGCTGACCTGCACGTCGATGTCGCCAAGCTGGTCCTGGATGAGATTCGGCCCGGTTTCGACTGTCGTTCCCGGAGCCAAGTTTGCCACCTGGCTGATCTTCCACTGCGAGTAGTGCTTGATGACCTGGGCGATGTTGAACCGTGCCGTGTACGGGGCAAACAGCGTCGGGAACTTGCCAAGTGTGATCGGTCGGCCGGTGTTCGGGTTGTTGATCTTGGACTGGAAAATGTCCGACCGCTGGAAAGCCAGCCAGTTGTTCAGGGCGTTGTTGTCCACTTCGTTGACGAATGGGAATGGGCGATTTGGGTAGGTCTTCGCCAACTGTCCCGTACCATTGTTCAACGCCGTGTTGCCCGCCTGATACGGGTCGATGGAGATGTCCGCGTCGTCCCACGCATACTTCTCGGTGTACGGTGCAATCGGATTCGTAACGCCGATGAGCATGTCGAGGCCGTTGATCTCCTTCTCGGCTGCCAGTTCCTCCCCGATGTCGCCCGCGATCTTGGAGACCATGCCCGTGCGGTCTGCATACACGGCCGTCTTGTCGAGTCCGATGATGAGGCCGTGTTCCTCGGTGGCCGGCAAGCGGATGTAGTTCTCCGCAGCCGATGCCTGCCGGTACGTCTCGCCAGGCTTATGGAGCAGCGTATTCTTCACGGGCCCGGTCTGACCGGGAGTTGGCCCCATCGTGTCCTTGACGAGCGGCGTCGAAATGCCGGGAACGACTTCGCCGGTGACAAACTCCGTGGGGTAGATGCCGGCTGCCTTGGACAGAATGAAGTCCTCGTGCTCGAATCCCTTGAGGGTCGAATTGATGAGCAGTTGGCCGACGAGCATTTGGAACATCGTGAAGTCCATTGCGGTCGTTTCCGCCCCGGCTTCACGCAACCGGCCGGCGAGCATGGATCGTTCGATCTCGCGTTCCAAGAGGCGAGTCTGGTCCGCCGGGTGGAACAGTTCGAGGACGCGGCTGCGTCCGATCGGGCTACCGTCGCGTTCCAAGATCGTCTCTTCTGCGATCTCGCGGATGCTGACGCCACCCATATCCTCCAAGAGGACTTGGGGCGACTTGCCGGGAATGCGAATGTTCTGGTGCTGGTGCCGGTTCAAGGCGAGAGAGTTTTCGCGGAAGCCGTGAAAGGTTTCCGTTTCCTCGATAAACTCTTCGCTCAACCGGCCGCGGTATCCGCGTTCCGCCGCTTCCTGTTGGACGGCCATGCGGAACATGCGGCCGATGTCGATTGCGGGTTTCATGTGTATTCTCCTGAGTTCAGGTTTAGTGTTCGGTGTGAGTTGCGGCGTTATTGCCCTTCAACTACGATAACGCCGGTCGTCGATGCAGTTGTCGATGCCATTGTGACGCTAGTGGTGCTCGGCGTCAATGTCCCGAATTGGCCGGCGGACGTTCCGCTAGTCAGGATCGGCGTGTAGGTGAATGCAACAGGGAACGTGAAGGTTGTTGTTGCCGACGTTATAACTGTCGTACATCCGATGATGGCCTTCTTGTAGTACGTCCCGTCGAAAGGCTCTGCAAAGGTGATCGTGCCGTTGTTACTGATCGTTGGGCTAGACGATGCCGACGTGCTGGTGGAGATAGCGGCATTGCAGTTGTATGAGCCGTTGGTATCGACTCCTGCAACGGCCGTGCCTGCCGCGTTGTGCCACGTTTGCACGTTCGTTGCCGTGTTCGCGGCGATTGCGAAAGCGATGATCCCGCCGAGGATGAGCATCGACGGAATGACGAAGCGGAGAAAGTTTTTCATGTTCGTTTGTCCTCTGTGAAAGAGTGAAATGGTTTGGTTAGGCCGAAACGGGGATGCCGCCTTCGATGATCGTCGGCTTGATGGTGATGCACACCCGGTTCTGTTGCTGGCCGTTTTCCACTTGGCGGTTCATTCCCCAAGAGGGATTGACAACGCCGATCCGCTGGAGCATGTTCGTGCTCATTGCCGTGACGATGGCCCCGTTTGCGATGGCGTAGCCAGTTCCGACGATCCCGGACCCGCCGCCGTAGGTTCCCGTGTTGTTCCATCCACGGGTGACGGTCAGACTCGTTGTTCCGCCGCCGGCCGTGACGAGCATCTGCTCAGGAGGCGTGGAGACTGGCGTAACCGGCGCGGAAGCCGCAATCGTGCCAGCCGTGGTTTGGTTGTAACCACGGATAACGGTAAGAACCGGATAGACGGTGACGGCGGCGGCCGCTGCGGCTGTAGCTGCGGTGCTTCCAAAGCCCTGCGCGGTTCCGGCCGATCCTCTGGTTCCGACTGTGATTGTCGGATACGGCTGTGCGGCCGGATTGAACCCAGTGACGACCATCAATTCGGTGCCGATCAGCAATGCACAACCAATGGCCAAGCCAGATGGGATGCTGGTAACGCTGAGCGTCGTCTGACTTGCGCTGATCGCGTATTCGAGCGTAGTGCTGGCAAGGACGCCGGAAACGGCCGTGACATAGACTTCCTCCACTCCTGCCGGAGTGGTGGTCGCAACGGTCAAGGTCGTTCCAGGTCCGATGCCGGTTCCGGTGAGAATCGGGATGAAGGCGCTTCCTATGGACGTGCCTGCCACGCCGGTTCCGCTGGCCGGAATGACAGTGTTGACGTTTGCTGTAACGGTCGTTGCCGCGCTTCCGGTGGTCGAAACCTCGATCACGCTGCCGTTGGCGATTCCCGCCCCGCTTGCGACAGGGATGGTCGTGACTGTGGCCGCGACCGTGTTGGTGGTTGTCGTGTTCGCCCCGTAGAGTGCATCGACCGTCTGGGCGTCGTTGACAGTGGACGTGGCATTGACGTACTGCGAATTGCAGATTCCGTTGGCATTGGCCGCGATTCCCAGGGGAGTGACGAAGCTCGGGAAAATCTGGTTCGGGCAATCGTACTCCCACACGCCGGCCGTCGCAACCTTGATGGCGTCCTGATACATCAGGCTCGGGTTCGGAGAGAATTCGCCGGGGGCAAGCCCGACCTTCTCTTCCGCCACGCCGACGAAGACGGCGGCGAAAGCGGATTGCCAACCGGCTGCGGTCGTGGCCCCCACGCTGTTTCCGGTGTAGGACAAGAGCCACGCCGGGTAGACGCAGCCGCTGATGAGGTCGAGGAAAAGCAATTCGCCGCGTCGGATGCAGAACACGACGGTTGTGCTTCCAAGGAACGGAACGGCCTGCGTGCCCTGCATGACGGATTTGGGCGGGCAACGAAAGATTTCACTTTTCGTGTCGCCCTTCATATACCTGAACTGGTTCGACATGGTTATTTCTCCAAAAGTGTGGATTGATTTGTTGTCGGGTTTGCAGCCGGATTACCCGAAATACTTCTTCTTCGCTTCGGGTGCGAGCGTGCCGCGCTGGCCGGCGTTCGGATCGCGTAGCTCCTCCATTGGGCCAGGCATCCTTGCCTCTTGGACACGGCCGCTGAACGCCGGCTTGTAGTCCTGGATGATCGCGGCCCGAATGGTCTTGTCGGCTGCGGAAAGCAACTGCTCCCGCAAGCGGCCGAAGAGGCCCTTCGTGGCCGGTGCCGTCGAGGCGGTCGTGGCGTCGATGCCTGCGGTCTTGAGTTCGGCGGCGATTTCCGCTTCCTTGAGGCGACCGGCTTCGAGTCCTTGAAGTCTGGTCACTTCCGCCTGTGCCGCTTCGAGTTGGGCCTTGGTCGTCTTGACCTCTTCGGTCAAGCGGCCGTGTTCGTCGGTCCCGGTGAGCTTGGCGACAAGATCGGGTCGTTCTTTGGTCAGTGTTTCGACCGTGATGTCTTTGAATTCCATATCGGAAGTCTCCTCTGTGAGTTTGGGTTTGCCGCCGCAACAGTCGGGGCAGTTACATTCGATGGACGAAAGTTCCTTGAGATGATCCTTGAGAACGGCGATTTGCCGGTTCCGCTTGGCATGGTGCTGCGGGTACTTACTGCTGTCCCACATGGCTTCATCTAGCTTGCGTGAGGCAACGTCAGCAACTTCCCGCATTCGTCGACGCGGCGCATCCTTGGCGAGTTCGTCGGCAATCTCGCCTTCAATCAATTCTCCGTGAAGGTCGAGTACCGCTTCCAAGAGCCTGCCGCGTTTCTCTTCGAGCGTGCCGTCCGCAAGCATGATGGAACGGAGATTGTCGCCGGCAGACAGGACCGATTCCGCAAGCGGCTGCTGGTCGGTGGGAATGGATTCCTCGTCCTCTTTCATGCCGTTGGTTGTTCCGGGTCGCATAACCACATCTGCGGATAGAACACGGTCGATACGGTAGACCTGCTTACGGCCCTTGGAATCAAGGTTCCAATGACAATCGAAATCGGGTGAGTAGCCGATATTCTTCGGCGCATGCTTGGCCCGCCAAACGAGTTTCGGCGTGAGAGGATCCGCTGTCGGCATGGCATGATCGGCGTGGATTCCATCGGATGCTACACGCGGGTTTCGCATGACGCCAATGTTATCGCGGACTCCTTGCCCCCGACCATCGCGGTCGTGACCGGCGAAGGAATTGCAACTCTCAAACAGCCTGTGGCCGGTTTGCAATGCCTCGTCCAGATAATCGACGCGGTTGCGGCTGGTCTTGCCGAGGATCAGCACGTCCTTTAAGACGGTCGTTTCGCCGTTGTCTTCGGTGACGACTTCAACCGGCTTGGACTGCCAGATGGTTGATTCCTGGAGCCTGCCGTTACCGGATTGATCGGATTCCTTCATGTTCCCTACCGCTGCGTTCGCTATCTTGATTGCCGATGCGTCAGCTTCCGATTCGCTCTTTCCGTCCGCAATGGCCTTCCTGCGGGCTTCATTGGCGATTTCCGACCACTTTTTCTTCTTGGCTGGGGTGTCGGCTTTGGAAGTCTTTTCCTCAGCATCTTTAGCAGACCAAGGCATAATTCGGCCCCTAAACGAAAATAGCCCCGCAAACCGGGTGGTTCGCGGGGCCGTTGGTCGTTGCCAAGTACCTCACGTTCTCTTCTATACTACGGCAATTCTCATGGAATCGCAATAGCAGATTTTCGATGATTCCCTATATTTCCGTGGTCTTGGACGGAAATTCTCTCCCTGGAACGGATAAATACGATGGTTTCACTGATTATCTGGCTGACTCTGGACTCGGAAACGCCGATGGATTCCGCGGCTTCCTTCATGCTTAGACCTTCCAAAAAGTAGAGAATCACGGATAATCGCTGGTTCTTTCGCAATCCACGCAAGGCACGCCGCACTTCGTCCCGTAACTCCATTGTCTTGCGGTCGTATACTTTTGGGTGGGAAGCATCCTGTTTCTCGTCGGCGTTTTCGTTGTAGAGAATCTTCTCCTGACGCATGACAACGACGGGTTCTTTCCGTTGTCGGACGAGTCTAGGAACCCAATCCATATTTCGCAGCCCGTCAGAGAACGACCCTGCGATCCGTCGCATGGCGAACGTCTTAAACTTCAAGCCACGCCGCTTGTCGAATCGTCGGATGCAATCCAATAGGGCTATCGAGCCGTCTTGAAACAGGTCTTGCCAATCGACGCTATCAGGCAACTTGGCGGCCTGATTGAAGGCTAGTTGCTTCACCCACGGCAGATAGAAGTTGACGAGCCTATTGAACGCATCATCGCAGCGTCCATGCCAATAGGCCCGCCAAAGTGAGGCTTCCGTGTCGATATTCCGTGTAGCTGTGGGCATCCTGTCCCCTTATTGTTTCAATCCACGCCCGCACACGACGGGCGACGCAAGAACACCACGGGCAGAATTGATCTTCGATAGAACTAGGTCATTGGCCATTGTTCGCTATTGCAGCATTTGGTCCTTGGCAGAGATTGACGTGCTTATCTGCTGGGCGGAACCATCCTGCCAAGACACTTCAATACTCGTCTTGCCATAGAAGTGAACGCCTTCAATCAATCCTGCCGCCGCGAGTAGAAATAGCTTCTCAATATGAGCCTTGGCACGTTCCAACTTCTCGCGGTTGTTCGTGGACAGGATAGGCGTGATTGCCGCTGGCGGCTCTGGGAAACGGTATAGCCGGTCTTCAGATTCCCGTAGCGGAGTCGGATTGGGAGTCTGCCCCTCTTGTTCCGATGGTTCAGCCCACGGCACGCCGCCAGACTGTTCGCCTGCCTCGGCGGCATGCAATTCGTCGGCGGTGCGCAATGGCCGTGAGAGAAGTTCTTCCATTCGATTCTTCGCCATTACTCCTTGACCTCCGGGTGAATCTGCTCAATGGGGACGCCACACTCACAGCCTACCCCGCCTTTCCGTTGCTGGCTGGTTGCTTATCTCCGTCCTCAAAGATGACCTTGGCAAGCAACTGCCGCTCACTGCACACGAACAGGCGGGTGTTGCCGGACTTCGGGACCGGAATCTCCTCTGGAAACGCCGTCATGCCGGGCGGGCAGATAACCAGGTCGCCCACCTTGTACTGCATGGGGAAACGGTCAAGATCGCAGCCTGGCGGGTCGATTAAACGTACCACTGCTTGCATCGTCCGAAGCATCCCCGGTCCAGCGGCGACGATGCGGCCGTACCACTGGACAAGCGGTTGCGGGTACGTGATGCCTTCGGGACTCTTGTGTACAAGCTCACGCTCAACGATCACGCTGTCTAAGGGCGGTTCAAAACGCACTTCACTTTCCTTTCGTGTTAAGGTTCCAATTTCAAGGGTTTCACGGTAACTCCCTTGCCTTCTGGGCGGAAACATAAATGGTCGCCGTCGATCCTGACCTGACTGTTCGGCACGCGGTTCTTGAACCTCCCATGCACGATGATGCTGCATACCATGCCGTCGCCGGTCGTGCGAACAGCCTTGACCGTTCCGCTTCCACGGTCAGATATCGAAACTTGGTAGAGACTGCCGGGCTGGATGGTCATGCGTGAAGCACTCCACGGCGTTCAAGGAAGGCACGGCGGCCAAGCGGAATTAAGTCGGTTCGGTGCCGCAGCCATCGCTGGTGCATGTTCACGGAACTTCCGTAGTACGCACGGTTGTTTACCGTGTTACGAATCCGGTATATCCCAGAAGTCTGAATAGTGCGTGTCATTCTGTTTCCGTAGCCGCTACTGCTTCAGCCAAGACTTTCAATTCAGGCCGCAAGACAAAAAGCCACTCGCGTTCAAAGTAGTTGGATAGTTTATGAGCGAGGCTGTAGCTGAACTTCCCATCCCGCATCATAACAAACTCGCAGCATTCGTGCAATAGGTCGCAATTACGATCATAGGCGACAAAGGACCAATCCACGAAGATGATCTCAGGTGGCAAGAAAGGCCAGCGTTCCGAGTTGCCCGCTACAATCGTGTCGGCGGAATCGTGGCGGACAGACATCTCCCGCATGTCAACCGCCCATACAGTCTGGTTATCGACGACGCCAAGCCGTAAGCCTTTTACGCCAGGTTCGTACTCCCCTGCCGTTGCCGGGTCGATAGGCTCTTTCATTCGTGGCAGGGAAAGAATTTCGGACTTGATTTTCGCAAGGAAATCGTCGGTAATCCAAACCGTCGCCATTGCTAATTCTGATTCGGTAGGCTTGTCGTGCCCTGCCGGGTCGTGACTACTCTCTTGTAACCGCGATTGGAACCACGTGTCGAACGCTTCCTCGACTGTGGCCCCGCTGGCCCGCTGCATCTGCCGTCCCTCTTGATCGGCAGAGAACGGCCGCGCATTTGGCGTCATGCGGTTCCTGGGTCCGGTTCCATTCTGCTGGCCGTTTGTGCCAGGCTTGCCGTTGCCGTTCACTCCCGGCGTCGGCATAGGCTGCGGGTACTTCTTCGCAAGCTCGGCTTCCGTCTTTGCTTCAGCTTCCTTCTCAGCGGCAAGATTCGCCGTCTCGGTTTCGTCGTCACGGCCTATAAGCATTCGCCATGTACGCTTGGACGTTATGCCGCATTGGCTTTCGATCTGCATCTCCTGGGCGGCCTGGATTCCAAGTCGTCCAAGTGGCGGTCCCCTCATTTCCACGCGGACTAGTTCGCGTGCTTCCTCCGGGTAGCGGCCGTACTCAATGCCTACGTCGATGATCTTTGCAACGACCAAAGTATCGGCGTCGATGGTATCGTACTGATGATCCTCAAATGTCTTGACTACCGGCCCTTCTGCTACCATGCTCGCACTGTAGGAAGCACCTGCCCCTAATGTACCTGACACCATGTAATCGGCCAAACCCATCGACGTAGCGACGGATTGAAGCTCGGCCTGGATCGCCGCTATGGTTTCCTTGATCTCAAGATTCTGAGACGGGAAGGTGTACTGCGTCTGATTCGAGGCATCGACAACTGCTGCGTCTGGCAAATCCCAAAGCGTATCCTGCCGTCCTGTCGGCGTGTGGATCGTCGTGACGGCATTCTGCGACAGAAGCGGCTGGATGCTTCCGGCTAGCGCGTCAACATGCTGCCGGATCAAGCCGACCTTGTTCCTGAATTGGACGAGGTTGCCCGATGCCTTCAAGGTCTTCAAGGATTGCTCTAGCCGGGCCTGTGTCCAGTAGGTGTCCGGGATTCCGCGTGGTGTCCCCTTATCGACGTTGTTTTTGACGTGCTGGATTTCGTCGGCAGAGACCATCCGCTGCCATCCTTCGAGTGCTTTCGTCTGTGCACCGAGATAGTTCGTGCGGCGAATGTAGTAGCCTTGTGGGTTCTCGTAATCGTCGCCGTCGAATTGGATACCGAAGTAGCAGTTGGTAGTCTCCGATGATCCCGGCGGCGTCCAGACGTTCAGCGGTTCAACGAAAGACACCCGCAAGCGTCCCCCTTGAACCTTGAAGCGGCGGAAGAATTCACCGTCGCGGCTGCGGCGTTCGATGGATTCTTTCTGGTGTTCGCGGTAGCCGGCGGCGTAGAACTCGTCCAGGTCCGCTTGCACTCGCGTCAGCATATCCTCTGGACCCTTGGAGTTTGGATTCCGCCACCCGGCCGTCCAGTTGTGGCCCTTGCCGATGACGTGCGTTTTCAGCGAATGAAGGATTCCGTGCGAGTAGGGATTGATCGAACAGAAAGCCCTAGACTTGGCCCTGATGCGACGGTGCTGAACCTCATTGATGTAGAACGCGGCCCCGTAGCACGGTCGGAACATGCACATATCGTAAGCGAATCGGTAGCTCCCGTCGCGGAAGTCGCCTACTTGCGATTGCTGGCCCCAGAAGTCCGTACCATCAAGCCCGTTGGTGAAGCCTATTTCGCCGGTGATGTCGTCTTCCAAGAGGCGGGAAAGCCAGGTGCATTCCTGCTTCAAACGGTTAATGTCCCGGAATACTTCCGGTGTGACGAAGGATACCGGCGGCGGGGCCGGTCGTTCCGGCTTTCCGCGAAAGACTTCCGTAATGCGAGATAGGATGTTCATAGTTACACCGCCTGTCCCATTGCTGCGTAGGCCGTTGCCCGTGGTGGTTTCAATCCACGCCCGCACGCGGCGGGCGACTGTGCAATTATACCGCTTGCTGCATCATATTGTAGGCTATCAGTCGTGGACGCAAAATCTGTCCCGTGGTTGCGAGAACAAGACAGCGAACCGCGTATTCCAGGGAGTCTACCCCATCGTCATTTTCAGCAAGTGGGAAAGCCATCATCTGCTCGACTAGCAATTTCGCCCCCGGCGAATTGGCCTTGAAGCGAAACTGCCTGCGAGAAACATACGGCGTCAACCGGCGAATCCGTTGCTCCTTTGGAATCTTGTCCGTCCCCATTGGCGTGATAGCCATTACTACTTTCTGTTCGTCGGCAATCTTGTGCATTTCCGCGATGAGCAGATTCATCCCCATTTCTTCCTCAACCACGAAGTAATGCGGGTTGAAGTCGCGGTAAATTTCCACGCCGTTGTGGCATATCTTGGATGAGTCCTCTCGCTTCCTCATATCGGCGTCAAGGTACATGATCCCGTTCTGCCATAGGCACTTGACGTAGGCCGCGTAGTCGTCGCCCTTGCCTTCCTTGCCAAGCGACGAATCGAGCGACACGACGCGGATTCCTCCCTGTGCCATTGGCGGCCATTCTTTGAACCAGAGGTTATCGAAGTATTCCGCCTGCCACTCGGCCCCTTCCATGTAGACGCACTCGCCTTCAAGCTCGCGTAGGATACGCATGGGTGAAGCAGCGTAGTCGCGTAGAAGCGAGGCGTAGAATGACGGCTCTATGAATGTATTCTCTTTGAGGGACGCCCGGAAGAAAACGCTGTCGCCTTCCGGGTTTTTCAGGCACTTGATCCTGGCCGGGCCGAATTTAGTATTTATCTGCTCGTATGCCTCAATCGTGCAATTCTTAATGAAGTGCTTGCTCGTCCAGTGGTCGGGGCTGCCTGGGGTAAACGTCCATTGGCTCTTGCCACGCTTGCCGCCTTCGCGGAGTCGCCCCTTCAATATCGTGTAGGCTTCCTCCTTGGTTCCCTGCATTTCATCGCCCCATAGTTCACTGAGGCTCGGTCCCCGCAATCCATCAGGGTCTTCCGCTGAACAGAAATAGTAGGTTGCCCCATTGGCGAGTTGTGCGGTCTTCTTCGTTTCGTTGTAGCAGCCGCGTCTCCATAGGCCGAATTGTTCCGCGTATTCCTGGAAGATCGAGAACGTAGACTTATCCATCATCTTGTATGTCGGGGCCACAACCATGTAGTGACAATGCGGCTTGGACCGAGTTAGCAACCGAATCGCGCCACTACGACTTTTTCCGCTACCCACGCCGCCTGTCATTGCCACGGAGAAGTAATCTGCCAAGCAGAATGCCTTCTGCTTTGGATAAGTCTCGACTGATTTCCTTTCAGCTACCATCGGAAACCTCCGGTGGTGGCAGGGCTGGCACGTCGATCACTTGGCCTTCCAGGATGTCGGATAGCTCCTCTCGCGTGCCCCGGACGTTCAAGGTGATGTCGTACTGTTTGATCTCTTTGACTTCAACTTGTTCCGGTGCATCGGCGGCGTGCAACTTGCGGTACGATTCGTCGAGGTCGTTGGCGAGTTTGATGAGTTTGAAGTAGGAATCCCGTTCGGCAGTCGTGAAGCTACGGTCTCCCCCTATGCGCTGCTGCCTCATTTCGTCCATTCGATTGATTTCGTCCTTGATCTTCCCTTGCCTTTCAAGGTTCCTTGCGGAGCATTGCGCCCGAACGAGCTTCGGATCGTCTACGCCGAAGCTGCGAAGTGCAAGTTTGCAATAGCTCTTATGCGACAAGACAAGCCGCTGGCACACGTCCGCTTCCGAAAACCCCCGACTGACGAGATCGGCAAAGATTCGCTTGCGGAGAGATTGAACCTGGTCTACCGGCATCCGGCCTGATTCAAGGAAGTAGAGGTCGTCCGCTGATAGAGTTGCCGGTAGATTCGGGTCTTCGGCTTGGACGCGGGACTGCCACTCCGTATACTCACGGAGCATGGCGTCCATGAGTTCGGTCGAAAGGCCGTTGACTGGCCGTTTGCGACGTTTGGTTTTCGGAGTGGCTGTTTCTATGGCTTCGGTTCCTTTTGTTGCTGATTCTTCGATCCAGACGGCGTGAATGATACGCCCAGAGCCTGGAGATGGCAAGCCAAAATCGTCGCGTCTACTGCTACGATCATAGCCACAACGCCGATTAGGACGATCGCGCTGCTCATTACTTCGGTTCCTTTGGAGTAACTGCTGACGTGACGTATCCCAAGAGTCCGCTGACAACATTGCTTGCGATGATAAGTAACGTCGTCACAGTTGTAGCCGTAATCGCGTTTGATCCGAGATACGCCGCAGAAGCAACACAAGATAATGCTATGGTAATCAGGCCGCCACAGATGACGCACGGCAAAAGGTTACTGCTCATTTTCCCTCCGCTGCCTTTTGCAGGTCCGCGTGAAGCCCGTCGACCCGCGCGATCAACTCAAGGCACTTCGCCGGATCGCCAGCTTGTTGCGATCCCGGATTGAAGTACCCCGCCAGAATCCCGGATATGAAATCGTCGCGGGCCTTGTCGATCAGGGTTACGATGGATGTTTTCATGACTGGAGCACCCCCTGCACTTCCTGTTTCGTTCCCGTAGCCAATCGTTCGGTAGGAAGGCTGTCAAGCCAGTCTAGGTCCGCTTGCGTGACTTCAACCGGCGTGGCAAGCAACACCGGCTTCCCGGTGACTTGGCTGAATAGCTTGCCAGGGTTCGGGTAAGGGTCGATGGTCGGCAATGTCGGAATAACCTGCAAGTCCTCGTATGCCCATCCTGAACAGAACTCATGGTGCGGCGTATGGTAGCCGCTGTTCTTCCAAGCGGAAAGTGCCCCCTCAAGGTCGTAAGGCCAGCCTACGCGGGCTTGTAGGTAGGCCAGCATCGAAGCCGGGGCGGTCTCTGGATCAATGGCTATGGCGACGTGGTAGGTCGATGATTGAGTTATGGCCGCTACGATGCGGCCTAGAGAATCAGTCCAAGGCCCAAGAAGTTCAAAGTAGAGCCATACACCTGGGCACACATAAACGACTAGCCAGTGGGATGGGTTGTCGATGTCCGACAGTGTGTCGGTTTCAACGCAACCTTCAAGAAGTGCTTGGAAGAATCGCAATGTTATTCTCCTTCAAGCCACAGGCGGGCCACTTCCTTGTGGCCCTTGCCGTGGGCTTTAGAATTATCAAGGAGCGTTCTGGAAAACGTCCTCTGCGGCCTTGAGTGCCTTCTTTGCGAGGGTCGGGTTCTTCCTACCCATCTCATAGAGCTTCAACACCCTATCCGAAGGTGTCGGGCTTGAAAACGGTTGAACCACCGTGGTCTGTCCCTTCTTGGCCGTAGCCCACATGGACTCGGTCGTCGCATTGCAGGAGAATGCCACGCGGGCGTATCCTTTCTCGCCCCAGCCGGTGCCCCATGAGTTGCGGAGGATGAAGTATCCGCCGCCGGAAACCGTGGGGTCGATCTTGTAGCCGACGAGACTGACTTGATGGTCGATGCCACTCGACAGGTCTCCGACGTAGATTCCGCCGCTGTAGTTCATGAAGTCGTCGGGGCAGCCTATGCACACGCTCGTCACGCCGTAGGTCACAAGCGATTCCTCGACAGATTGCACGTCGGCAGGGCCAGTGACCGTACCGGCATATCCCCAATCTTGGATCGTAAATCCCGACGCCGTACCACTGAGTTGGCAACCCTGATTGCAAGCATTATCTTCCGGCCCGTAGGATTGGACGGTAGGAATACCGTTGCCTTGTTTGAGCCATTGGAAGATCGTGGTTGCATCACCGCCGTCGCAAGTGCCGTCACCGTTCGGATCTAGGTCCACGATGTACTGCACGGATAGCGGTTGCGAAATCGTCAAGTTTCCGTCCTTAATGTTGGCGCAACAGACCGTATCGACGCCTGAATGGTCGTGACACGTCCCCACGCCGTCCTGGTCTTCGATTGCCGGGCAACCGGAGCGAAGGTCAAGGCTACTTGGAATCGTGATCGCGCCGTGTTTGGAGTGGAATGCCTTGTGGGTCAAGGCGTCCCTAACGTGCAAGGCGTTTCGGGTCTTCTCGGGAAGGATGATCAGGCCGGTAGCGTGCTTCTTCGGAACGGGCGGAATCTTGCCGATCGGTGCGAGTGTCGGAACAGGAGGAGCCGAGCAAGCCGCAGCCTGGAGTTGAATCGCCAGTTGAATTACCTGGGGCGGGATCGTACCCGGAGAAAACGAGTTGGTCATTTCCAGGGCGATCAAGGCCATTGTGGCCTTCTGACACTCCGTGAACCGAGGCGTCCGATCAAGTCGTGCCTGCAACTTCTTTAGGTCGTTCCCGTCACTTGCGCGCCATGCGCGGACGGCAGTGGTTGCCTCCTTGAATGGCCCGATGGCCAGTCGAGAACCGAAGCCGCGGGCGACGGCCTCGGCCATGTCGGCATTGTCGTCAGAGGAAGTCTTGCATCCGCAAGGCGCGGCAAGCGGCGGCGTCGGAAGGACCGGGACGAGCATCCATTGGCCATTGACGATGAGCGAATGATCGGGGGCCGGCTGCTGGGCCAGACTTCCGGCCACGTTGCAGCAAAGCACGATTGCGAACAGGGAAAAGAATTTCATGGGTTTCTCCAAACTGAAAATGAGGTAAGGGGTTGGATGCGGGCCTCTACTTGGCACGCGAACAGGTCGCCGGGGCACATGCGTCCGGGGCACACGCGGCCGGGGCCTTGACGATCACGACACGCCGCAGCGGCAGGACGTGCCGGCGAGTCTGGTTCCATTGGCGGACGCGGGCCAGCGGGCCGGCTTCGACGGAACACGGGGAAAAGAGAAAACAAGCGGCAAACAAGAGGCAAGCGAGGCGTTTCATGGGTCTTCCTTTCGAGAAAACAGGGTGAAAATAGAATCTACACTGAGATAATCGCGTATTTTACCACGAATCAGGCTGGCTGTCAAGCGGACCTATTGCATGGCGTCCGTTATCGGAAAGATAGATGGCAATTTTGCGTGAAGATCGCGGAAAAGTGGAATCATAACCTCTCGCATTTGCGGGTGTGCGGCGGTAGCCGTGCGAAGTCGCTGAATATGACGCCACTCGCGGAGGTTTGCCGTGACGACGATCTCTGTCTTGAGGCTATTCGGCAGGACGGAGCGGGCTTGTTCAGGCTTCCATCCGATACCACGGAGTCGGATGTATGAAGCCTCGGAGGCAAGCATGGATTCAAACCATTGCCGTATAGCACAATCTCGGATGGTCGGTTGTTCAGAATGTTCGCCGTCGATAAGTTCCAAACACCACGGCGGGATAACGAACGTGATTCCAGCAGTCTTTCCGCCAGGTGAATAGTCGCAATACCGCGTGCTTTCTTGCGAGAAAGAGCAAAGACGATGCCGCACAAGTTCGTGCGATACGCCACGGTCGATTGTGAACTTGACCATGAGGCTCGCGTGCTCAATCACGGATTCATGGCCCCGCTTGATAAGCATTTCGCAAAATGGATCAGCGGTTTCCGGGCCGATCTTAGCCTCGCTCTTGTAGCAGCAGCGTCCCGCCCGTTCGATGATTCGCGGTAGGCCGTCAAGGTCTGTGAGGATTTCGTAGCTCGGTCGTATCAATCTCATTGTTCAATCTTCGGAAATTGTTTACGGTTCTGGATTTCTCTGGAAAGATACCATACGGCTTTCTCTAGGTCTTGTACGGCATCACCTTTTTTCCCCGACCGTGCAATATACTTCACGGCATTACCGAGACAGAATCCAAGCTCCCATGCCTCGATAACCTTTATCGCCTCATACGGATTATTTTCTCCTCCGTAATGTGGTGGATGGTTCACTGCTTCCGTCACGGCTTCGACCCCTCCAACTTGCACGGAATCCCGTGCTTTTTTACGAAGGCCGCAAGGTCCGCCTTCACAACCCGCCGATGCTTCGAGCCTGGAATGACGTAGCCCTTCAAGAGGCCCATGTCAATCCATTTTGCAACCGTTCGATTGGCGACGTTGCATATCTTGGCTATCTGTCCGGTCGTTAATGTCTCCATTGGCCTACTCCTAAAGTTTCTGATACTTACCGATAATTACGTGTTACGAGTAGTCGAGTTCAAAATGTTCTTCAAAATGTTCTGTAATGATCTGCCACGCCTCACGGTCTTTCTGTCCACCAACATTGCGAACAAGCTTAGAAATGATAAAGAATGCCGCGTTCAACTTCGGTAGAATTGTCTCGATGGTCGCCTTGGACTTCTCTCTGATGTTCTTGGCTTCCATCTGAATGGCATCCGTCCTCTCAATGTCCTTGTATTCGTCTTTCTTTTCAAGTACGGCGTCGGCTGCTGCGGACAACACTGAGACGGGTAGAGATGCTGTCTTGCGGTCAACGCGGAAGAGAAGCATCTTCTTTTTTGTTTCCGCATAGGAGTCAAATTGCTGGTAGTTCATGTACTTGAGACATATCGGCCTGGCTAGCGCGAGAACTAACTTCATCCTATCGTGTTTATTCGTCCGAACTTCTTCCAATTGTGACATTGCGAAGTCGCAAGCTTTCTCGAAAAGATCACGCGCCGTCTTGTAGAGCGTAGCAGATTCTTGGAACATGGCTACTGCTTCATCCGACAGGCTGATTCCGAATCTCGATTCAATCGCCGGAGTCTTGTCTGTGTTTCTTGAAACGTGGCGTGTAATTTGTACTGGTTCTTTCATGTCTACTCCTCAAGCTCTAATACGGCCAAGTAGGCCGCGTGTTGGCCGTCCGCCCATTGGACGGCTTCTTGTGAATCGCTCTTGAAAGGGCACTTCTTCGGAACCTCAGGATTCCATGCTGCTTGCATGTAGCTCGCGTAGCCTTGGTTGTAAGGCGAAAGGCTGTCGTAAACCGCCCGCGTAATCTTCTTCTGGCCGCCTGGGTTCATGGCTTCGGTTCCTTAGCTTCCGCCCGCAATGCGTCCGTAAGTTTCTCGTACTCCACTTCGCAGCAATCCCATGTTCCGCAAAGCGGGCAAACATTACTGCTCCAGAACTCGTTATCGTCTTCCGTGTAGGTGTAGTCGTCTCTTAGTTCTGTGTGTTTGAATGTCCCACCACATTCGCAGCAACGGACTTCGGTAGGGATGTATTCGTAAAGCCACTCTGGCTCCGGTTCGTGACCGTATTCTCGCACATGTTGGCGTATCGTTCCGTTATCGTCAACGTACTTCATGACAGCAACCATAGTCGTGGTACTTCCGGCAGATGGGTTTCGACGTATCGTAGAACGATCAATCTTGATGATGACTGGTGTGCTGTCTGTCATGCTATTCCTCTTCGTAGTCTTTCGGTTCAAACAGAAATTTGCAACCGCACTTAGGACAGAAGCACTCTCCCGCACAAGAGCAATCAAAGTCCTCTGGTGAACCGCGAAACTCGCATTCCGGGCAACCAATTTCCCATCCCTTCAACGGCACGATCATTCCTCCCCGCCGTGGTCGCCTGAGTCGGACACGGCGATTTCTTTTTCCTCTTCCAAGGCATCGAACAGCATCGGAACGTCGCGGTTCAATGCCGCCTGCGTGCAGTAGATCACGGCGTCGGCGTGATAGCTGGCGTTCAGTTCGCAACCCATGCCGAACCGCTTGAGCTTCACGGCCCAATACGCCACACTCCCGATGCCGTCGAAAGGATCATAGACCACTTCCCCTGGCATCGTGAATTGCGTAATCAAACGCTTGATGATATCCTCCTGCAGGGGACAGTTCTTGACAATACAGCCTTCCACCGTATAGCTCTCGTCCTCTTCCACGCGTAGATTCCATGTTTCGACGCATTCCGAAGGTTCGGCGGATCGAACGGTCTTCCATGCCCCATCTTCGACGACAAATGGAACTGTTACCCTACTGAGTTGCCTATCAGTTGGATCATCGAAGCAGAATGCGTAATCCTGCTGACAGTGAACAGTCCTTCCTTGGATCGTAGCTTCCCGTTCCGGTCGCCCACGGTAGATGCTGGCGATAGCCCCGTAGACCCGCTGGGCAAGCATGGCCATTCCGAGAAGTAACGCCTTGGAAACGCTACTACCTGTGAAGCGTTTCCGCTCGTCTAAATAATGTCCGTCCCCTGACAGGTATCCATCAAGTAGAATCTTGGCGTGGGCGGGTGGAAGCGTAAATGCTTCCGGTGGGAGATGCTTATTAGCCGCCCCTCTTCCGCACTTCGCTAGGATGCTTCGGATTGCGAAATCTTCATCCCGCAGAGTGATTTGCATTCCTGTGCCAACATCGTGCGGAACTCCCGCGTGGACGCCAAGTGTCTCAACAAGATACTCAGTCTCATGGTAGCCACAACTGATCGTGTAGCTCAACACCTGACCGTCGCGTCCTTCGTGGCCTCCCTTGTGACCATCGGCAAGCCAGCGTCCGACAATCCACCAATGATGCATGCTGTCGTTGTGCGGAGTCTCGACTGGAGGTAATTTGAGATTGACGAAATGGCCCACCGTCTCAGATGCTTCAACCCAGAGAGGATCACGCTTGATCGCGTCAAGACGCCGTTTGGCTCTCGCCCAAGGAATCTGTCTCACCTTGCGAGTCCATAGCTTGTGGTCTGGCGTCAACTTCAAGCCGGGAACGCCTTGTGCCAGCAATTCCACGGTTTCACGTATGCCAGTACTCTGGCTGACGATTACTTTTCTCCAACGGCCCATGTGGGTCAAAACCTCGTCTCCAGTAACGACGGTTTCGATTGGGATGTACCCATGCTGCCGCGTGAGAACAAGAGACCCAACGGCAACGCAGAGGTGCATGACACGCCCGGTTCTCTCTTGGAGCATGTTCAGCGTCCGCATCCGTGCAACGTCGCTCCACACGTCCGGGTGCGGGCTGTGCGGCGGCATGACCATGAACGTAGATGGCAACCGCTTGTCGCGTTCCATCAACTCGCCTAAGTTGACGTGGTGCTCGAAGTCATAGACCGTCGAAAGGCACTCTTCTTTCCAGCGGCGGTAGATTTGTGCGTGCGGCAGGCTGTCCATATCTTCCGGCGTCAGAAAGCGGTTGCCGCTGCTTCGCATGTAGCCGTGGGCGTCAAGTTGCCAGCGCGCCCGCGAGTAGCCCGTACCCGGCACTACCTTGCCGCCGTCGTAATCGTAGGGGCCGATATGCCCGTCCGGGAACTCCGTGTCCGGCTTGCTCTTGAGAACAGGATCGTCCGCGTAGCCGTTCGATAGATCGCTCGGCGGCTTGCGGAACAACAGGACGTATTCCGGCACTCCGCAACCCATGCGGCTCCCGTCCTTGCATTGTTCGGACCAGCCTAGCCGGTATGTCTGGTTGTTCTCCCGCACAACGTCCGTCGTGACGGTCTTCATCCCCAGGAAGGCGAATCCATGCTTCATGTAGTGGGCAATGGCTTCCGCGTGGAATGGATGAAGCGTCTGGAATCCAAGGCCGGTCAATCCGCCCGGTACGATCCTGTCCTTGACGTGGATGCAGCAAACTCGGCCGGGGCGAAGCACGCGGAGCAGGTTCGGCGTCAGAAAGTCCATCTGTGCCCAAAAGGCGTCGTTGGTTTCACTCTCTCCGAAGTCCGCGTAGTTTGCGGAGTACTGATATTGGAATGAGAAAGGAATACTGGTGATAATTAACGATACCGTGTCTTCCTTCATGGCTGCCGTTTCCAGCACGGTATCGTTATTGACGAGTCGCCAGTTCTCTCCGGTTTCCTCCACCCGCTTGATGCCCATGCCTTGTTGCAGGGCCTTGATCTTGGAAGCGGACGCCAGGCCGTGCTCGCGGATGATCTCGGCCATCTTGCTGAGTTGCTTCTTGTGCCGTTCCCACTTGGCTTCAAGCACGTCGCGGATGCCGGATTCAGCCTCGGTGTAGATGATGTCGATGGTGACAGGCTGCTCTTGTAGGAACCTATAGATGCGGTGCATGGCCTGGGCGAACAAGGCGAACTTGTAGCCGATGCCGACGAAGATAGCCCGGTGGCAATGCTTCTGGAAGTTGCACCCCTGCCCCAGCATGGATGCCTTTGAGGATAGATACGGAATCGTACCGTTAGCGAATCCCATGACGGCGGCCTCGCGTTCCTCCCATTTCTGTGTGCCGTAGACCGATGTGCATTCCGGCAGGGCCTTGTGAATCGCTTCCCGTTCCTTTTCCAGGTCGCACCAAATCAGGAAGTGCTCGTTCGGAGATTCCGCGATGATCGCCTTCATCTTGGCGATACGATCCGCCAAGCTGTCCCGTTTCTCGGCGGCGGCCTGCGATAGACCGGCGGCGGCGTCCTTCCATAGCTTCTTCTGCCCGTCGCGGTCGATGGCGGCCGTGTCGTTGTTTGTCGGCAGTTCGTGCCAATTCACCGTCATTGGCGGAAGGATGTAGCCCTCGTCCGAGTAGCCAAGATCGCTCGGCGTGGACAGGAACGTCGCCCAAGTACTGACCCATAGCCAGAACTCTTCCGCCTTGTTGGCGTGCAACGTCAGATGGTCGGCCTTAGTCGAGTCACGCTTGAAGAACCTGGTCTTAGCCTCGCCTGTTGGCATGACGCCAAGCCAGTCCGCGTAGGCCAGTAGCTCGATGTATTCGTTCGGGTCCGGGGTCGCCGTCGCCACAAAGCGGAATGTGCTTGTTCCCTCAAACAGGCCCATGAGCTTACGAAAGGTCAGCGTCGATCCAAAACCGCGCAGGATGGCCGCCTCGTCCAGGCTCACTACATCGAATCCGCGCGGGTCGAGTTTTCCGTTGCGTACCGATTCGTAGTTCGTGACGTAGATCGGCGTGCCAAGGTCTACCAGTTCCTTCTGGTTGACCTGGCTTTGAAGATCGTCCATGTGCTGAATGAAGCACGTTCGCAGTCCGATCATGGCGGCATCGTGGGCGAACTCCTGGCGGACGCCGAGGGGACACACGATCAAGGCTTTCGACTGCGGGCCGAGGTGCTTGGTGATGATGCGGCAGATTTCCAGCTGGATCAGACTTTTGCCGAGGCCAAAGTTAGCGAAGATTGCCCGGCGTCCTCCTTGGACTGCCCATTGGACGATTGCTTTCTGGTGCGGCTTCAGAAGTGGGTGAATGTCTTCCAGCTTGCATTCGCAGCCGGCGTCCTTAGAGATAGACACCTTATCTTCAAGGAACTTCTGATAGGCGGCAAGGTCTACGGTCGTGCTCACAATTTCTCCTCTTTGATTCCGCTGATACGGTGGTTTGCATCCGAATTTGCCCGCTTGGCGATGTCCGAGTTGGCCGGTCGCGGTTGCCATGCTTCGCAAGAGCCTGCCCCACGCTGTGTGACAACGACCATTAGCCCGCTCTTGCGGCAAAGACGTTTGACGGTACGATCTGTCGTGTACCGTCGCGTGCCGGCTGCTGCCCAGCAGTTCTTGCAGGTATTGGATTCCTGTTTCATTGAAGCTCCTTGACGATCTTCGCGTATTCTTTCGCCACGGCGTTCAGCATCTCGGCCAAGAACTCCTTGGTACACTTCGGACGCCAGAGGCGGATGACGGCTGATGGGTTGGAGTGCTCCGGGTCGGCCCACTGCTTGACAGTGAGAAGTCTGACAAGCCTGTCTTGGCTCGGGCAACTCGTCTCGTGCTCGTGGCAACGGCGGCAAAGGAAAATCCACGTTTCCGGCATAGTGATCGTCTTAGACCGTATCGGGCCTCCGATGATCTCGTGAACGTCCATAATGTCGCCACTACGGAGACTAGCCTTGCATCCTGGATTGTGGCATGCGTCTTGCTGCCGTCGCCATTCGTCGCGGGTGATTGGCTTAGTCGATGGATGTTGCATTATCCCTGTCTTCCTGGTCCAGTACTTCGATCTTGATTTCCGCTTGGCAGTTGGCACAGAAGCAGCAGTCTTCGTCGGCCCCTAGTGCATCGCAATCGTCCAGTAGCGATTCCTGGCCGCACTCTCCGCAACGGACCATAGCGGGCGAATCCTCAAGGTCAAAGAGTATGTCAGCCATGATCGGTTCTAAAAGTCTACTGGTGGTCTATCCGCAAGAGGTGGAGGTTCCATCATCTCCAACGCGTCCGGTGATAGCTCCATGATCTTGTCGGAGTAGGTATCGCCCGGTTTCCTGCCGGTAATGGTCGTCGCCAGTATCGTCACGTTTTTGAACCGATTGAGCATGGAGAAGTGGTGGTCGCGTTCGTCTTGCTCATAGTAGTAGGCTTCGTCATCGTAGTTTTTCCAGAATGATTGATCCTCATAGGATCGCATGACGGCGGATTCGCGTACCGTCCACTCGTTTCGCGGCTTTGCCTTGATCGCGTCCATTTCCACCAAGGCTTCGCGCGTCTGCCGCTCGGCCCATTCGCGTTTCGATTCCTTAGCCTTGGCAATCTTGTACTGCCGCACGGCTTCGTCAACAAGGACCGCTGCCTGCTTCCGTAGGCCGTTCGCTTCGTCGATGCTGGCAACTTCTGCCGACAATGCCATTTCAAAATGGCAGTAGTCGAATGACCTCATGACCTTGACACTGGCTTGCATAACGAACCTTTCTACTTGAAGAACCAACTAAACGCTGATTTGATAACGGACAATGTGACTTCCTGGCAGATGATCCATTTCAGCCACGCGAACGGTACGAAAATGAAGTCGATGATAGCCCAAAAGATGCTATGGTGAATCGCGTATCCGATCATCGCCGTCAACAGGCTGAAGATCGCGTACAAGCATCCCATTCCGCCTTGCGTTTCGTGGTTTTCCATGATCGGTGTATTCTAGCAGATTTCCGCTTTGTGTGCAATGGGGGTCTAAAGGATTTCTTCCCATCCCTCTTCGATTTTTTGAATCATTCGGAACGTATGCTCCGGGAACAGGCGTCGTGCCGCAAGGAATTTCACGCGGGCTTCTGGTGTTAGGGCGTGCTTTCCCTTTCCCTTGATCTCGCGGAATTCTAACCGCCCGTCTGGATACCATACGCCGAAGTCAGGATAGAAAACGCAACTCTTTCCGGTCCCATCGTCAATGCGTAAGCCCATCGGCTCGTAGGCCCATCGGGCGATAGTACCGGCTTGCACTTCCGCTATCAGGACGAAACGGTAGATGCGTTCCCATCCTGTCTTGAACTTGTCGTCAGGATGTCTCTCTTGCATGGCGTTGCGATTGACGCCGCCTTTCGGTTTAGCAAGCTTCGCAGCAATCTCGGCGAGAGCATCCTGTACCGGCGTGCTGACTTTGATGCGGTCGTGGTGCTTGGCAATGAAGGCGATTATCTCCGCGTGCGTCATTTTGATCGGCATGGCACTCCCTCCGGGTCAACGGCATCGCATGTCCAGTTTCGCTTGACAGCGACATTTGCGAGTAGGCACTTGCCGCCTTCACGATGGAACCGTAGGCAATGATCGCAAGTGCGGCCAGCGTCCGATTCCTCAATGGTTGCCATTCGGCGATTGTTCGCGTTGTTGCGAGTGGCGTTGCCTGCCACTTGCCACGGATCGGGTAAAGTCTGCGTTTGCATGATCATGCTCCTGTGTACTATACGGCGGCCAATTTCATAAACCGCCGTTTGTCGCCCCCGGCTACACCGCCGGGGAAAGTCTCTGGTGATTCGGATATTTCTTGCGGGCTATCGCTTCCCGTCGTTCTGCTTCGATGCGAAGTCGCGTAGACTCTTGGTCAAGATCGGTCGTGTCTCGCATGTACGGGTATGGCATGGCTGTACGTGTGTCGTACCAGTGAATCTCGGATCGTTGCATTACGAGCTTGCGGACGTTCGGAGACAAGCCTTCCTCCATGATGGCCTCGGCTTCGATAAGTCGCCATCCTCGTGGCACGTCGGCAAAGTGTACTGACACCTGGTTGCCGTATGCTTCGATCAATCCGTCAGCGTGACACACTATAAGGCAGCGTGCCCGCCGTGCAAGTCGCCTGTCCACTTCCGCCCGAATTTCAGTCTCAAGGGCGTCTGTTTTCAGTAAGAGCCACTCAGGAAGAACCCGGTCAAGTATCTCTTGGCCGGGTTCTTTCAGTGATAGCCATGCGGCAAGGCTCTCTGCGGAAGTGAAGACAAGCGGCTTCTTTGGCACGGTCTACTTGCCCTTGCGGCCCTTGCTCATTGTCTCGACAGGCGTGTCAGTGGCCGGCGGCGGGTCGCTTGCGGGCGTTCCCGCATGGGCCTGCCCGTCGATCAATGGAAGGTAGTCTGGCGCGTCGCAACCGACCATTCCGACCAGGGTGGTCAGCGATTCCATTGCCGTCTTTGCGGCGGCGGTGATTTCCACGCGGATGGGCTGCATGACGGCCAGCTTCTTGCAAGTGGCAACTGCCTTGACGATCGGACTCGTCTCGGGCTTCGTCAGGCGTGGGTGGATGATGTCGTCGGCAAACTTGGTTTTCATACTTTCCTCTCGGGGTTAAAAGTCGTCGGGCGGTGCGGAAGTCGCCCCTGCCCGCTTCGCTTTCCCCGCCGACACGATCCTTCCGTACACGTCGCCCGGAAGTCCTATGCTGCGATTCACGTTTACGAGCACCCTGCCGATGTGGTTCAATCGTTCGGGCGTGCCGGCCTTGTGAATGTCCTCTAGCATCCGGCTTTCAAACTCCGTCACGTTCTTCTTCGCGGAAATAAGTGCCGATGCGTCGGCCCCGCTCTTGACCCAACTATGGTCGATGCCTTTCAATGCCATGACCTGTTTGAACGTCGGACCTTTCGGTTCCCAGTTTCCCTCGTCGATGCCGTTCTTATATGCCACGTCCTCTAGGCTCATGCCCTTTTGAAGCTGGTCGATGATCCGCCCCGCCTGCTTCTTCGTCAGCAGCGTGTTGCGTATCGCAAGCCCCAGGAATTCCATGAAGTGATACTGCGGCTCAGTGGCTTCGTTTGTGCTGGCCTGGCTACCGTAGCCTACCTCATGGGCGGTGTACTCGGCTTCCGCCCCCGCCTTCGCCCGTCTCTCGGCCAGTTCGCGGGCGTGTGCCTCCGCTCGTTCCCGTTCAGCCTTCGCACGGGCCTTTGCTTCCGCGTCTTCTCGTTTGGCTTGCTCAATGGCTCCCTCTACGTCGGCCTCTTCGTCTATGCCTGTTGACGTGAGAATGTCGCGGGCCCGCTGTACGATCTTGTCGGGCAAGCCTTCGGCGTATATCTCGACCGTCGATGCACAGTCTGGTAGGCCAGTGATGCCAACAAGGTCAACGACAAGGCAGAAAGGCTTCGTTTCCGCTATGGCTGCTAGACGTTCTTCTTTCGTCTTTCCTCCGTCTACCGTCTTGCGGCGCGGCCGGCAACCGCGTCCTTTCATTTGCTCCGCTAGACTGCTGGCCTCTTTGCTTACTGGCCGGAAAACCGCCACGCACTCTATGTCAGGATCGTTGTAGCCCTCTCTGCATAGCCCGCAAATAGACAGAAATTGAAACTCACCAGACTTGTGACCTGCATAAATCGGATTACGGTCGCTTGTGCTGCCGTCTAACTCTTGGGCTTGATTGCTCTTATCGATGTCGAAAGCCTCTATCAGCCTACCGCACTTGCAAGTTGCCCCATCACCTATCAATAACGTCGGATACCATGCTGTCTTACCGCAGGTGCAAACCGCTCGGCTCCTGGCGTTAATGAACGATGCTACGTCCTTCGCCATTTGCACAGTAGGTGAGAAGATGAGCGTCCGCCGGTCCTCCACCATATCGAGCAATGGGCCTACTAGAGTGGCAAGCGTTTTCTCGTTTCCTAGCTCTCTCTCTAACTGTCCTTCGTCAAAGTCGTTTCCGATCTTTCCGAGAGTCTTGAAGTCTACCCCCTTGACTTCGATGTACCGCTGTTTGTACGGTACGGCCCAGCCGTCCAATACTCCGCACATTTGTCCGGGCTTCATTAGCGGCAGATCAAGTGATATGCCTGGAAACATCTTGTCCCCGATACTCACTCCATCCGAACGCTTAGGTGTCGCGGTCATGCCTGTGCGGCGTGACAATGGATTCTGATCGAACCAATCGACTAAGTGCCCTACTTGCTTCAATGCGTAACTGAACTTATGAGCCTCGTCGCAGGCTATCAGCCAGTTGTATTTCAACGGGTCATACTTGTGTACCCGGCTCCATCCTCCGCGTGCTGCTTCTGGTTCGGCGTTTAAGCGGGCTATTTCGTCTCTGGCAACTTCCGGGGCGATGTCGTGCTTTTGCAGCATCTTCAAGATGCTCTTGATCTTCTCTTTAGGAACGCATCCCGTTTCTATCCCGTATTCTAGCAAGGCGGTTTTTTGTTCCTCTGTCGGTGCCGGCCTAAGTGCTAGCGATTGACGGGTAGCCACGATGATCCTCGGAACATACTTCGGATCGAGTAGCGTTGCTGTCCCCATTTCGATCTGCGGTTCCCCCCAATCGGTTCCAAGATAATCCAGTACTTCAAGGCTGAATTGCTTGACAAGTTCCTCTTCGTAAGAGAGGATCATAGCCCGGTAATCATCGCCGCGTTGTAGCCAAGTGTCGATCTTGAGACAGGTCATCAAGCTCTTGCCGCAACCAGTGAACCCGCGTGTGAGTACACCTATTACGCCGCTATCCCATAGGCGGAAAGTCTCGTCATGGTCCGTGATTTGGTAATCGCGGGGAACGATGCCTGCCCGGCTACGGGGCTTCTCCGGTTCAGGGAATAAGGAGAGGTCGGTCAACTTAAATCCACCCTACAAGTCTGAGTTGTGCGGCAACGATATGCTGCGGTACACAGCCAATAAATTGTGAGTCTTCTGGATTTCTTTTCCGTTCGGATCAGCTTCGCCTCTTCGAGCCTCTCGACTGCTGCCATCACGGTCTTCGGGTCCAAGCCGGTTTCGGTGGCAATCTTGCGGATGCCCGGCCAGGCTTTTCCTGTCTCGTTGTCGGCGTGATAGCCAGCGATGGCGACGTACACGGCCACACCTGCTGACTTGATCTTTGGCATTGCGGCTAGGACGTGCTTGGGGACTATTGCAAACGGCCGCTCGAACCTGGTCGGTAGCGGCTCTTCGGGTCCGTGGTATCCGTGGTAGGGTTTCTTCATTCACAATCTCCGGGGGCCGGGCCGACGGCGCGGGGAGGATGGAGCCCGCGGCCGTCAACCCGGCATCGGCTACGGGGCTTCTCCGGTTCGGGGAATAAGGATAGGTCGGTCATACGAGTTGCTGATAGGCGTTCCGAGTCACCATGCCGGTCTTATGGCAGTCCTTGCAACCGGCAGCGTCCCCTTTACAACGGGGACACGGTTCGGCGGGCTTGCATGATCGGATGGTTTCCAGCACGGCGGCGAACTTGTCGATTGCCCCTTGCTTGCGGTTCAGGTCTTTCGCCCAGGGGCCGTCAAGTTTTTCGATCTCCTCGTCAAAGACCTTGCGAATCGCCCGGCAGATGGCTTCGATCTTGGATTGTTCGGCCTTGATCTTCTCTTCAATGGTGAGTGGGGCCACTTCACCAGTCTCGATGGCATTACGAAGGGTCTGCCGTCCAGCCAGGATGGAAGCCAGCAAGGCCGCTTGCAGGTCTTCGTCGAATTCCGCGAACTTCGCCCGCTGCTCTTTGGTGGCCTTGATCTTAGCAGCGATGGGACCGTCTTCGTCGGATTCACCGTCATTCTCCCACGGTGCTCCGTCCCCATTTTCTGATGGCTCGGGTGCGGGAGGCGGCGGTAGATGACGTTCGACCACGGCTTCCACGGCGGCGGCGGTGATAGGCTCGCCGGTCTTCTCGGATTCCTTAACAACTTCCGCCCACGCCTTAGCCTGCTCTTTCGGTGTTTCGAGTTGTGCCAGAGGGCGAGCCTCACGTTCTGTCTTAGGTAGCGTTACCCCCCCTTTGCTGTTTTTGTCCCCCATGGGGGACAAATTTTCGACGCCGCCAGATC